AATAGCGTAGTTGATAGTGTTTTTTGACTTTGATTGTTTCACTCTCATCTTTTTATACCTCGCTCTATTATAACAAAGTACGAAAAAGTACGCAAATAAAAAACGGTGAAATTTGACAAGAAAATCCCCTTATATCAACCTTTATGAGGAGTTTTTCACTTCACAACTGTCAAAGTCCCGAGTCTATTAAACGTAAAGCGTTTGATAAAACTATTAAAGATGGTATAATAGTAAGTGTATCAGGGACTACAATTGGACACACTCCGCCTGGCAAAATAGGTTTGCCTAATAGTGTAGTTCAGCATAATGCTACAAACGGAGATGTCCTTGGTAGAACTTACTATGATGCTAGAGGTTTTAAAACGAAGGATGTTCATTTTACAAACCATAAACAACCGGCACGTCATCCTTATGGAAAAATCGGAGAACATGCTCATGATTTTGTATTTGATGATGAAGGTAAGTTCGTTAGTAGGAGTACTAGGGAATTAACAGATGATGAAAGAAAGGAGAATCAAGATATATTATGGCGATATTAGATGATTTACAAGCGTTATATGATAATGGATGGGACGCTTCTTTTAATTATAATGGTCAAGTATGTGGCATTTTCCCTAATTCTATTTATGATATTGTTGTTATTATTGCGGACAACGAATATAGAGCATCTTCTTTTGACGATTTGATTTCTTTACAGATTGAAGGGAAAACTTTACCGGAAATCATGAACGAAGTTGAAGTACAATATGGCTAAAGCACCTAGAGAAATCTAAGTGCTTTTTTCGTACCCAGAAAGGAGTGAGGAATGAAATACCGTAAAAAACCAGTAGTGGTCGAGGCTGTGCAGTGGAACGGCAATAACCATAAAGAGGTAATTGACTTTGCAGAAAATAAGATTTGGTTTGATGCACTTGGGAATATATGGATTGCTACACTTGAAGGTGATATGGTAGCTAAAAAAGGGGATTATATTATCAAAGGCGTGCAAGGAGAATATTATCCATGCAAGCCGGATATTTTTGCAGAAACATACGAAAAAACGGAGGAATAAAAATGTTAGAAAAAGCAAAACAATTGGCATCACAAGAATTTTCGCGCTTATCAGGTCGTGAAATCAAAGCAGAAGACTGCTTTGTAGTTTGGTTTAGCAAGACCCTGCAAAATTGGAAAGCTCTTGTTAGTACGAACAAAATTACATCAAGCGAACCTTGTGGAGATTATGCAGAAATTACGCATAACGGAGATAAGAATGAGACTTATGTGGATGTTTACGCCAAGGTTTCAAATCGTGCCATTAAAGATTAGGAGGTGATCCAACATCTTGACTTGCAGGAATAGACTGCTATAAATTACTGTAAATTGCTATAAACCGTGTCATATTTGATGCGGTTTTCCTATGCCCTAACCGTATGGAATCCCGTACGGTTTTTATATTGTCCAAACTGTACCGATGACAATAAAAGCTGTGCTGTTCCGTCGCCGGACGTAAAGCGAGACTATCGAGTGGCGACGTAATCGCTGGAGGACAATTATGTCAGAAGAAATCAATGCAACTGTATCTACTGAATCAACTGAGACCGTCGACACTCAAGGAAATGTTGATACAGTGCAAGAAGAAAAGCACGAACGAACTTTCACTCGTGCTGAAATCGGTAAGATGCTATCTGCCGAGCGCTCTAAATGGGAAGCTGAGCAAGAAGCCAAGGAAAATGAAGCTAAGAAACTTGCCAAGATGAACGCTGACGAGAAACAGAAATATCAGTTGGATCAGCGTGAGCAAGAACTAGCTGACCGTGAAAAGGCTATTGCTCGTAAGGAATTGACCGCAGAGGCTAAAGCAATGCTAAGTGAACGTGACTTACCTGTTGAGTTAGTAAATGTAGTTGATTTGACAAGCGCAGAGACGGTATCACAGTCTGTCGCTGTATTGCAGAAATCATGGGAGCAAGCCGTGCAAAAAGGCGTACAAGAAAAGCTAAAAGGCGGAGCTCCAATGAAGCAAGCGCCAGTCGATAGTGACGGTATCACAAAAGAAGAATTTGCTCGTATGGGGTATCAGAGTCGAAATGAACTCTATCAAAAGAACCCAGAACTCTATAAGAAATTGAAAGGTTAAAATAAATGACAGCAGGACAAACTAAATTAGCCACTATGGTTAACCCAGAAGTGATGGCGGACATGGTTTCCGCTAAACTACCTAAATTGATTAAATTCACTCCGCTTGCTTATGTGGAAACAGCGCTCCAAGGACAACCAGGGAACGCTTTGACAGTTCCAGCTTGGGAGTACGCAGGAGATGCGACAGAGGTTGGAGAAGGTCAAGCTATTTCTCCAGACCAATTGACTACTAAAAAGACCACTATGACCATCAAAAAGGCTGCTAAAGGTTATGAAATTACCGATGAAGCTCTTTTGTCAGGTCTTGGCGACCCACTAGGTCAAGCTACTTATCAGCTTGGTTTGGCTATTGCTAACAAGATTGATGATGATTTGGTCGCAGTAGCTAAAACTGCAACACAACATATTACAGAAACTCCTACAACTCTTGCAGCAATTGATAAAGCTCTTGAGATTTTTGAGGACGAAGAAGATGCGCGATATGTTGCTATCATCAACCCTAAAGATGCTATCAAGCTAAAAACTGACGTAGCAAAAGAATGGACTAAAGGTTCAGAGCTTGGTGCAGATATGGTTGTATCCGGAACGTTCGGTGAAGTTGCCGGTGTGCAAATCGTCCGTTCTAAAAAAGTTGATGAAGGTAAAGGATTTATCGTCAAAGTCTCTCCTAGCCAAACTCAGACAGACGATGCCAACAAATATGGTGCGTTTGTTATCATGCTAAAACGTGATGTGGCTATCGAAACAGACCGTGACATCCTTAAAAAGACAACGGTTATCACTGGTGATGAACACTATGGTGTTTACCTTTACGACCCTACACGAGTTGTAAAATTCGGTGAGGGGTGACGGCATGAGCTTATTGCTACGACGTCATTATATCCAAGAGGAGCAGGTTAGCCAGTATTCTGATTTAGAGAATAAGACTCTAGAAGAGTTGAAGAATCTAGCCAAAGAAGCTGGCATAGCTGGCGCCTATAAGTTATCAAAAGCCGAAATTGTAGAGGTGCTGGAGGATTTAAAAAGTGAAATTTAAAATCAAACAAGATTTCTATGATTGGGAATCAAATGTGAAACGACTGGCAGGAGGGGAACTTGAGATTACTGAGGAGCGCTATGTTGAGCTGGCTGACAATATTGCCAGCAACGGCGTTGCTATCTCAGATGTTCTTGAGAAAATCCTCCCTGAACCTGAGTTCTTAGAAGAGGATTGATATGTCTATAGAGTTGCTGAAGAAATTAACAGGCGAAGAAGATACTCAGCTTCTCATGTTGCTCCAAACAAGAGCTACAAATCTTATCTTGTCAGAGACTAATCGAACATCTTTGACACCTGCTTTAAGTCTTTTAATACCTGAGGTTGCTATCGAACTCCACAACCGCTCAGGAGCGGAAGGAGAGCATTCAAGAACCGAAGGTGGTATAGCAGTAGTCTACGGAGAAAAAGGCCTGTCTACGGGTCTTCTACAGCGTATACGTATGCATAGACTAGCAAGGGTGGCAGGCCATGTTTTTGAAGCAGAGTAGACTGAAACCTTATCCAATGCGACGGTTTGAAAAGACTGTCACTGAGGAAGGTGTCGCAAAAGAAGGATATGTCAAGGAAGCTGAGACAATCCGTCTTGAGTTGTGGCCAGCTAGTAGTAAACTACAGTCTGAATTGTATGGCGAGCGTATCAATGATATTTTGAACGCAAATGCCAACAAGTCAGCTACTATCAAAGTGAAAGATGGTGTGTGTATCGATAGCCAGACAGAAGTGACTCACAGGGTTATTTCTAAAAAGGTCTACACACATCATCAAGTTTTGGAGTTAGAGCGTGTCAGGGCTACTAGGGGCAGATAGGCTTATAGCTAAATGTAGACGATTGGCTAGTAAAAAAACTGGCGAGGATATCGTCTTACGTGCGGTACACAATGCTACTATAAAGGTTGTCCAAGCAGATGCAAGAAGACTCGCACCAGCGAGAGATGGAGAGCTTATAACTAGTATCAAAACTAGGGCAAAAATGGACGGAGATAAGGCTATAGGCGAGGTTTACACCAATCTTAAATACGCTCCTTACGTTGAGTTTGGGACAGGGCCAATAGGACAAGCTAGCCATTCGGGTATCTCTCCAGAGGTCAGCGTAACTTACAAGTCTAATCCTTGGTATGTGCATGAAGACCAAATCAATGTAGGACCGTACCACTTTCAAAAGATTGGGGAGTTCTACAAGATGTATGGTCAACCTGCTCAGCCTTATCTTTATCCAGCTTTGAGAGACAATCAAGAGCGTGTGTCTAAGAATATTTCGAATTATGTCCGTAGAAAGATAAGAGAACAAATATAATGATCAATATCAAGCCTGTTATTTATAAAGAATTGCAAAAGGTCGCAGATAATGTGACTGATACTTATCCTAGCGATTGGGAGAATTTCCCAGTCGTTATTTTTTTAGAAGAACAAAACAAGCCAGGTGATTGGTTTGACGACAAGGAACAAAAATCCTCTATTCGCTATAAGGTGGATATCTTTGATGATACCAGCACTAGTGAGTTAGCTGTTAAAATCAATCAGATTTTTGAGTCTTTAGGTTTGCGAAGAACCGACTGCCAAGACGTGCCAGATCCGTCTCATTTGAGACATAAGGTCATGCGCTTTGAAGGTGTCGTTGATTTAGACTCAGAGCTTGTTTTTCAATTTAGAATGGAGAATTAAACATGTTAGCAAATGGAATTAAATTGGCCTTTAGTGAAACGAAAGGCAATTATCAGAATCTTGTAGGGCTTAAGGAAGTACCTGAATTTGGTATCGAGCCCGAAAAAGTAGAAAATACTACTCTTGCAGATACGGTGAAGAAGTACGAGTTTGGTATCGGGGACGCAGGAGAACTTGAGTACAAGTTCGCTTATAATAATTCAAGCGCAACAGCTCCTTACCGTGTATTACGTAAGGCAGCAGATGGCAAGAAAAAACTCTACTTTGAACAAACCTACCCAGACGGTACTAAGGTCACTTTTGAAGGTCAAGTATCCGTTAAACTGGGCGGTGGCGGCGTTAATGCCGTTATCGAGTTCACACTTAAGATTGCATTGCAGTCTGAATTGACATTCGTTGATGGAATTGGAGGTTAATTAAATGGCGTTAAAATACACAACTTGGAAAGTTACTGACGAAAAAGAGTTGAAGCTACGTTTGACATCTCATCAAGCTGCAACTGTGGAAGAAAAAATCGGCATGAACTTGTTAAAGATTTTCATGCCTGAAGCTGGCGAAGAGTTCACTTTACCGCCTTTGAAAGTTATGCTGTTGTTAGTTCATGGAGCCTTGCAGCAGTATGAACATGGGTATTCCTTTGAAGATGTCTACGACCTATACGATGAATACGTGGATAACGGCGGAGACCAAACAACCTTCATGACAGAGGTTTTAATGCCACTCTTTGAAGTATCGGGTTTTACTCCACGAGGAAGCAAGGGCAAGAAAGCTTCCAAGAAGAAAATGACAGTAGTCGAGTAATCTTAACGGTAACGCAGATTATTGAGAGGCTTTACCCTATGTTTTTGGACATCGGGGGTAAGCCTCTTGATTTTTGGGATTTAACGGTGCTTGAAATCAGGGAAATGATTGAAAGCTACAACCGTGTCAAAATCCAAGAGCGTAAAGAAAAGATTATTGACTCGTACATACTTTCGCGAATGATAACTAATCATGTTTCCTTATTACTGTCCAATGACGCTAAGATTGTTGAGCTTTGGGAATATGCGCCTGAGTTGTTTGTAGAAGAACAGCAAGCAGTAGAACAGGAACGACAGAGACAAGCGCTTTTGTTGCATAAGGAACGGATGCGTGATTTTGCAGAGAGACATAATCGAAAAAGGAAGGAGGAAGTAAATGGCAACTCTTGACGAATTGAAAGTCATGATTGACGCTGAGATAGCGCCTTTCAGGAAAAAGATGAAAGAAGTCGAGAATCAGGTCAAAGGAACATCTGACCAAGTGAAAAATGCCACTGCCAAAGTTCGTGAACAGTCGAATTCAATCGGTAGTACGTTTGGTAAGCTGGCTAAGTTCGCTGGTTTTGCAATCCTTGGTAAGAAATTGCTTGATGTTGGGATGTATTCAACGCAGACAGCTCTTGAAGTATCAGCGTCTATGAACCAAATTAAGCGACAGATGGGTGAGAGTTCGCAATCTTTCTTAAAATGGGTTAACGATAACGCTAATGCCATGAATATGGGTGTGGGCGAGGCTACTAACTATGGTGCAGTCTACTCAAACTTATTTTCTGGATTTATCAAAGACACCAACAAGCTAAGCGCTTATACTGCTAAGATGTTGCAGACGTCGGCAGTTGTCGCTGAAGGCTCAGGGCGCACGATTACAGACGTTATGGAGCGGATTCGCTCAGGTCTACTAGGGAACACCGAAGCAATTGAGGACCTAGGAATCAACGTTAATGTGGCTATGATTGAGTCCACTGAAGCCTTTAAGAAGTTCGCAAACGGACAAAGCTGGCAACAATTAGACTACCAAACCCAGCAACAAATCCGCCTTATGGCTATCCTGGAACAGGCTACAGCCAAGTATGGGAATACCTTGTCCAATTCTGTAAATGGACGTATCAGCCTATTTAAGTCTCTGATGAAGGACGCTGCATTGAACCTTGGTAACTCTATGTTGCCGATTATCAATGCCATTATGCCTGTCTTGAACTCTTTTGCTATGGTTTTGAAGAACGTGACGGCTAAACTCGCTGAGTTTATCGCTTTGATGTTCAACAAGAAAGCAACAGTGAAAGATGGTGTTGGTGGAGCAGTTGGAGACATGGGTAACGCCATGAAAGACGCTGCAGGCGGAGCAGGAGACCTTGCTGACGCAGTAGACGATGCTGGAGATTCAGCAGGAGGACTTGCTGACAATCTTGGAGACTCCGCCAAAAACGCTAAGAAAGCTGCTAAAGAGTTGCTAGGTCTTTTGGGATTTGATGAGATTAACATCTTGCAAAAACCAAAAGACGACGATGCAGGCGGTTCTGGAGGCGGTGGCAAAGGTGGTAAAGGAAAGGGAGGCGGTGGCGGACCTTTCAAAGACATCTTGCCAGAAGTCGAGTTGACCGACATGGACAACCAATTCAAGAGCATTTTTGATGGTCTTGGAGATAAGCTCAAAGGGTTGTTTGACCTCTTCAAGAAAGGTTTTGATGCAGCATTTAGACCAGAAGGTATAAAACGCATTAAGACTGCCTTAGACCAAATAGCTAAGACAATGGGAGAAATCGCCACTGACCCAAGGGTTGTGAATGCCTTTAACCGAATGGCTGAGAAAATTGCTTATGCTTTAGGGCAAGTGACAGGCTCAATAACCACTATCGGGCTAGGTATCGGTGTTTTCCTTGCCGAAAGTATTGCAAATGGCCTTGGAAGGCAAAAAGAACGCATTACCAGGGCGCTAGTCGCTTTGTTTGATAATGTTGGTAACCTTTCCGAGGCAGTAGGAAACATAGCTCAGGACTTTTCTAGTGCTTTCTACGACGTCATTACCTCAACTGGTGCGGTTCGTATCGGTAGCGCTATTGTGTCAACTCTGTTGAGTTTGACATCTACCATTGTTGAAGTTGGTAGTAAATTAGCAGGAAGTTTGTTTAAAGGTTTTGAAAAAGTCGTTGTGACAAGCGCTCCTAAAATTTCATCAGTCTTCCAAAGTTTATTAGATACTGTTGCGCCTGTATTTGAGAGCATTGAAAGGTCTGTTAACAAATTTGGCGATGGCTTAAGTCGTGTTTATGATGAACATGTAGCCCCTGCTATTAACTCTATTGCTAATGCTTTTAACGGACTGATTGATATCATACAAATCCTCTGGGAGAATTCTTGGCAACCTTTTGCTGAGTTTTTATCAGGAGTATTCGGTGTTAGTATTGAAGGAATTTCAGATTTATTAGGAGGTGGCCTTTTAGCCACTTTAGGACTATTGGCGGATGCTATTAAGTTAGTGGCAGATGGTTTCACCGTTTTTTCTGACTGGTGTAAAGAAAACAAAGAACCTATCGTAGCTTTGATAACAACTTGGCAAACGATTAATTTCTTATCATGGGCAGAACAAGCTGGAGGACTTGCAGGAGCATTCAGCTTGTTAGGTAGTAAGGTCTCTTTGATTGTTGGAGGGATTAAGAATCTAGGTCTTGCTATTAAAGCATTGACATTTGATAAGTTGGTCAGTTTTGCTGAAACAATCTATTTGAACACCTTATATGCAAAAGATTTTGTGGTCAATTCAGGTAAAACAATTGCACAGCTAGGAAAAACTGCTTTAGAACTTGGTAAATCAGCTCTAGCATGGACTGCTCATGCAGCGAAAATGGGATTAGCAACCGCGGCGGAATTTGCACATTCTGTTGCAGCAGGAGTCGCTACAGCTGCAACATGGGCTTTTAATGCAGCGTTAGCAGTTTTGACAAGTCCAATAACATGGATTATTGCAGCAATCGCAGCCTTAATTGCTATCGGTGTTTTGCTCTATCAAAACTGGGACACTGTTGTTGAGTTTGCTAAAACTGCATGGCAAGGACTATGTGATTTTATCAGTGGTATTTGTCAATCGATTGGCGAATTTTTCAGCGGTCTATGGACGAAACTACAAGAAATCTTTGAGCCGATAGGTCAATGGTTAGGTGATAAATTCAAGCAAGGCTGGGATGCAATAAGCAATACATTTAGCAAGTTGGGCTCTTGGTTTGGTGACCGTTGGAACGAATCTAAAGATGCGCTTGCCGAAGCAAACACTTGGTTAGGTGATAAATTCAAGTCCGGTAGGGGTAAAGTGAACTCAGCTTTTGAAAAAGTTGGCTCTTGGTTTGGTGATAGATGGAAAGATATCAAAGATGGAGTAAAAGAAGCTGATACATGGTTTGGAGAGAAATTTGAGAGTGCAAAAAAGAAAACTCAGAATCCTTTCCAAAAAATCGGTTCTTGGTTTGGTGATAGATGGAAAGATATGCAAGATGCCTTGAAAGAAATCCCCAACTGGTTCAAGAATCTGTTTAATGATGCAATGGATAATGCTAAAAACATCGTTAAAAGTGGTATCGATAAACTAAAAAGCTTCTTTAACTTTGACTGGAGCTTACCAAAAATCAAACTCCCTCACTTTAATATATCTGGTAGCTTCAGCTTGATGCCTCCTAGAATTCCATCATTCTCTGTAGATTGGTATGCACGAGGTGGTGTATTCAACTCTCCTAGCATCATTGGGGTCGGAGAAGCTGGTCAAGAAGCGGTAATGCCTCTTGAACGGAATACAGGATGGATTTCTATCTTGGCTCAAAAACTGGCTGAAAGAATGCCTGCTAATAATGTACCTACAGGTTATTCATTACCGGCTGGCGACATCGTTATCCAAATCGCAGGCCATGAGTTCGGACGGGTAGCTATCCAAGAAATCAACAAGGAACATGAACGAGCAGGTCAAACCTTGCTCAAGATTTAGGAGGTTAAATGGCACAATTGACAATCAATGGGGTGGCTGTGAAGCCTCCCAAATCTTTTCAAGTCGGTATTCAAGATATCGATGGAGAGACAGGGCGTAATGCCAATGGCGACATGGTGCGTGACCGTATCACGACCAAACGCAAACTAGACTGTGAATGGGGTATGATGACTCAGGGAGAAATAAGTCAGCTTTTACATGCTGTATCATCTAAATTTTTTGAGGTGTCTTATCCAGACCCCATGGATGGCCAAGTCACAAAGACTTTCTATGTCGGTGATAGGACAGCTCCTAGCTATACCTTTACTGAGAAGTTTAAACCTTGGTCTGGCGCTAAATTTAATCTGGTAGAGAGGTAAGAAAATGGACGCTTTAACTAGACGACAATTTGACAGAGCCATGTTTGCCAAGGAAAGGACGCTGGCTATTCGTGTTGGTGAATATGCTTCACGGGATATCAAAGAGGCTAGTTTTGAGTATGGCTACATCAAGGGCGATACTTATAAGCCTGGTGGAACCTGCGCTGGTAGCGGTAAAATTACCTTTACCAGTATCATTACCACGTTCAATAAGCTGGATACCCTGCACCCTGAGATTGGTCTACTGGTTGGGGATATCTACCAGTGGGTCAAGATGGGGGAATACTTCATAAACGATATTGAGATTGACCGAAACCGAAACACTACCACGCTTGAACTTATGGACGGTATGTTTAAGCTCAATCGTGAGTACGTGACGGACTTGCATTTCCCAGCTGAAGTACGAGAGGTTATTCAGGAAATCTGCCTGAAAACAGGCATTGAGTTAGCGAATGACTATTTCGGAATCAGCGCGATGCGTTATCATATTGAGCAAGTTCCTGAAGGTAAGAAATTTTCCTTTAGGGATATGCTGAGCGCTATGACTCAGATGATTGGTATGTCTTGTTTCTTCAACAGAGAAGGCAAGATGGAAATCCGTGATTTGACTGAGTCCAATATCACGATCAACGCTGACAGTTACTTCTTGCATGGCTTGACCAAGAGTGAGATTGAGTATCAGATAGCTGGTATCACTTGTAAGACGGACAAGAAGTCTCTGACGGTCGGTATGAAGACAGGCCGGTCTTTGGAACTAGACAATGTCTTCATGACCCAGAGCGCTTTAAATGACCTGTATTACAAGCTGAAAAACCTGACTTACTATCCGTATAATCTCAACTACCAAGGGCATTTGTTACTTGAGGTTGGGCAGTGGGTAACCATTCAGACCAACAAGAAAGAAAACTTTAAAGTTCCTGTCTTAAGTCAGAGCTTTACTTTCAAAGGTGGTCTAAGAGGTCGTATCAGCGCAGATAGTAAAGCTGGAAATGATACGCAGTATTCTTACGAGGGTACGATTACCAAGCAGATTAAGCAACAAGATGGCATTGAAGCCAAAATCCAAGCGCAGATAGAAGCAGCAGACGCAGCCTTTGACGCTGAATTTGACAAGCGTGAGAAAGCTATCACGGATGCCATCGAACTTGCCAAAGCCAGAGCTGAAGAAGTCAAGAGAGAACTGTCTGACACTATCAATCAGCGCTTTAATAGCTTTGACAACGGGCCATTGAAAGAAACTAAGCGCAAGGCTGAGGAAGCTTTGC